GCCTTTCCGACATATCATTAATACTAAAGATTATCTCTTTAATAATTGGTTGCGCTGTGGGTATTGTGTCTTTTATGCATATTCAGGAAAAGCGTAAGTACGAAAAACAAAAAAGAAATGAGAAAACTGATTCAGACGTTTAAGGATTTCCCAGAACTTATAGGGCTTCCAATTTCACTTTTAGGGTTCTACATTTACCCTCTATTTGTTCGGCTCATAGATCCAACCATCGCCGAAATTGATTTAGGTATATTTCACTTTGTCATCTTAGCGGTGAACTGTGTACTCCTATTCAACGCCCTTGTATTCTTGGGCATTAAGTTCAACTTTCCAAATCTCTACCAATGGTACGTCAGTTACAAAAGTTCGCCAGAAGATTTATCCTTTTGGCATTTCTTTGCGGTATTTGCAGTCCTGTCCTTACAGTTCGCCCTTGTTCTGGTAGCGATTGTGTAATTGATGTCGCCCGTTCCCAAATTGGTAACTGCGAAGAGGGCGGTAATAACCGAGGTCTGCACGTTGGCAAGTACCTTAGATCGGTAGGACTTGGCGAGGGCTATGCGTGGTGTTCGGCATTTGTCGCCTGGACGCTCAATGTCTGCGATGTTCAACACTCCATTAACGCATGGTCGCCAACGGCTGTAAGTAGAAATGTGATATGGCAAAGAGGCAAAGGAAAAGAACCGATTACAGGCGATGTATTCGGAATATACTACTCATCAAAAGGTCGTGTCGGTCATGTCGGATTCGTTGAAAAATACAACGGCAAGTATTTCACCACTATCGAGGGCAACACAAACGAGGCGGGTTCACGAGATGGGGATTGTGTACTCAGAAAGTACAGGCATAAAGGACAAGTGTATCGGGTTAGTAGATGGGTTACGCAATAAGCCTTCGGCTGACTGCTGATAACAGTTGCTAAGATTCATTAAAACGTAACCTTAGATTTGTGTTGTATCACATTGAAAAGAAATGAAAGATGGTATGTGCAGATTTTGCACACACCACTATCAGCGTTCAACCTGACTTATCATTTTATTTGTCAGCTTACACCCTTACCGATAAGATCAACAGCCTCATCTACCGATGAGATTACATGATACTCGCACCCTACCGATTCAATGCCCATTTTACACTCCTCCTCACCCTTACTCAGCTTTCTTGCGCTTGGTGGCTTTTCACCGTCCTTTATTTCAACGCTGTAAGTCTTGCCTGAATGATACACGATTATATCAAAGGCGTTCTTCACCGCAGCGATGTCCACAACGTATGCACCCAAACTCCTGAATGTGGAGACTATCTGAGCATGGTTTGCGTCCTTACGGGGCTTGTGGTATCGGTTAGGCATTATATTACAGGATTGTTCTTCATTACCAATCGCACTACAAAGATAGCGATTAAAACAACAATAACCCAAAAGAACCACGCTCCGAAATCTGCGGTAAACTTCTCCCACCTTGTACGGGTGTCTATCTTGGGCTGTATCAAATACTCCTTAACCTTAACCGTCCTGACAACGGTGTCCGGGTAGCACTCTGTCTCGACCTCTATACGCCTTTCTATCGTGTCATGGACTACTACCGTCCGAAACTCTGGGCGATTGAAAATAAACGTATCAACAGGGCTTGGGAGGTACTTAAAGAAGGTGTCCGCTTTTGCGCCCTCAGTAGTTACAATTATCGAATCTAAGTAAGTCCTAACTATTGCAGGTCGTGTCAATAGCTCAGGGTCTTTCTTAATGGCTTTCTTTAAGTGCCATTCAGAGGAGCAACTAACAAGGAGCAGGATGAAGGGTAGGTATTTCATTTAATCTTTTGTCCTAAGACGTTAAATAAGTTCGGATGTTGTTTCCGCAATTTATGAATTTCTCCATCAATTCCAAGCCATAAAAAGAACGGTTCGCTCCACCACCACTCGCCACAGCCTACCGAATAACCAAAGCCGTCAATGTTAATATAGTAAGTTCCAGGCTCTAACTCTATCGTGAAATCCCATTCAAGTCTTGAGGGGTTATACTCGGAAGGATTAATGTAGTAAACCTCGTCAGTCATCCAATAACAATTAGTGCCCCATAGAAACTCAATGTTGTCGCAGTCATCACCTTGCCATATATCCATAACTACACCCTCGTATTCCCCATCTTCGCCAATCTCTTCGGGTGTGTTGTAATCGCTTTCGATGTGGAACTGCACCATTCCACCCTCAGTTACCTCTATTGTGTACCATTGATCGTAGTTCAAATACTGACAAGGGAATTGGCTAAAATTCCACCCGTCCCAAGGTTGACTAAAGTCCTCATTACAATCGTAATTGCAAAAGGCTTCGGGTGTTTGCTCCGTTACGTTAAAGGCATCTTCGCAAATGTCCGATGGGCATTGAGTAAAAGCGGTGAATGGAAGTAGTAAGAGTAAAACGGTTTTCATTTGTTTTACATTATCCGATACTTGCCATAGTTTGGCTTTAATTCTAAATACATTCGCATCATTATCATGTCAGCGTAGTCAGGGCTATTGCCACCGTTCATTCGCTTGATCTCATCTTTGCTTATCACTTGCAGTTTGTTGTCGAGTTCAGGGTCTTTGCGCCTTGTGCTGTCAAGCTCCTTAACAATCTCCTCTTGCTTACTCTTGACAAGTATAGTGATTTTATTCTGTTCTACAAATTCAGCAAGTTTGAAATAGCACTCAGCTCTGAGGTTCTTAGCCATCTTATTCTTAACGACCTTTGAGCCACCGACAAAGCCCCTGCATTTAAGGTAATCTACAACACCCCCTCCGATGCCGTCCTCATCGACAATAACATTCGATAATGTTACCCCATGCTTTTGCACTTCGTTCTTTATAGCCCGTACAGTTTCATCTACACTACTGGTTTTCATCTCGACTATATCAACCAAACTACACCCTTCCCATACACCGATAACGGTGCTGTCTTTTCCGAACCTTGCAACGTCTGCGGTGATGTATTTACCATCGCCGACCTTTTCATTCCTAAACATTCTCAGTAGGTCATCGTAATCAAAGAGGCGGTCAATGCTGTCATCATAATCCCAGTTACCTTCGAGCAGTCTTTTTCTTTGCTGTTCCGGTAAGCTTCGGAGCGTCTCAATGTAGCTTGGTGGCAGGTGAGGGTTGTCAGTAGGGAGGCTTTGAATGAATGCTCTATTGCTTCTTAACTTGCCTTGCGTGGAGGGCTTGTAGAACTCATTATACACCCATCCTTTTTTGGGGTTGCAAGTGCCGAGAACTGCCGGGCGTAATTCATCGCTTATCATAAATCGGGTCCGGGACCTAAGCACGTTCCATGCGGTGTAGTCTATCTCAACAACCTCGTCAACGAAAGCATCTGTAATTTCTAAACTACCGAGACTATCAAAGTTTGGGTCTGAGGGGTAAGTAAACAGGTCTTTTAGAAATATCTTTGAACCGTTGTAGAAAGTGATGACGTTGCTTTGATTGTTAAGCGAGTAGTGCTTATCGGTCTCGAGCTTAAAGTCTCTCTTTGCCACTTCAAAAAACGTCTCTAATGTCGTTTCTTTAAGGCGTTTCAGCTTTGCCCTACCGATTAGACCACGAGATCCAGGGTATTTGATTCGCCTCATAATCTGCCAAGCGCAACCGAGCATAGACTTACCACCACCCGCAGCACCTCCATAAATTACTTCATCTACCTTATTAACGACAGAAAGGGCATCGAGTGCCCTTTTCTGCTTTTCAAAGAATATGTCTTGGCTGTTGACTTCCATTAGAATGGTAGTTCCTTTTCATCTTCATCAGGACTTGTATCGGGCTTTGCAATTTCACCACTTCCGTTAATTCCTGCGCTGTTAAATTCCCATTTCCAAGCCACTACATTGACAAAGTATTTATCATTCCACTCACGCCCTCGAAGGTCGTAGTAAACGGTGATGTGCCTGTCAACGTCTTGCTGTGAAATCTTATCAGCTTTGTCCTTGTGGATTTCGCACTTAATCTGCTGAGGGTATTCGCTCAATGTCTCCACGACGATGTCTCTTTTTTCAAAGCCACTATCGAAAGTCTGCTTATCGAATACCTGAATTAGTTTTCCTTGGATTGTATTACTCATTCTCTTGCGCTGTTTGTTCGGCTATTGCCATTCTACGAATTTGACTTGGGTTAAGGCTAAAGGTGCTT